GAAGCTTTTTCTATGATGAAAGATGTTAATACTCTAGAAGACTTTGACAGATGGGCACGTACAATACTCAAAGGTGGTTCATTAGCACCAGACGGCCCAGCTAGAACAGGTGCACTGATTCGTGAGTTAGAAGGTGTGATGAGTCATAGTATTTTATCAGGCCCTAAAACACCAGTTCGAGCAATTATGGGTACATCTACTGCAACATTCTTACGACCACTAGCTACAGCACTAGGAGCAGTTGCACGTTATCCATTCGAGGGTGACTCTGCTACACTTAGAACTAGCCTAGCTGCGGTCAACGGTATGATAGAAGCTATACCAGAGTCGTTTACTTTATTTAGAGAAAAACTAAACTCATACTGGAAAGGTGATATACGTACAATCAAAACACGTTTTTCAGAGTATACACAGGCAGATGATAACTGGGAAATACTACGCCGTTGGGCAGAAGATAGTGGTAGAGCTGACGCTGGTGAAGTAGCTGCATTTCGTATGGCTAACGTAGCTAGACAGATGAACAACAATAACTTGTTTACATACTCTACAAAGATCATGGCTGCAACTGACGATGCGTTTGGTTACATTCTTGGTCGTGCTAAAATGCGTGAAAAAGCTATGCGTAGAGTTTTAGACATGCAAAGTGTTGATGGCATCAAGCTGCCAGAAATAAACAAAGACTTAATGAAAGCATACGAAGATGACTTCTATGCACAGGTGTTTGATAAAGATGGTAATATTATAGACGAAGCTACAAAGTTTGCACGTAAAGAAGTAACACTAACACAAGATCTCACAGGTTTTGCAAAAGGTCTAAACGATGTATTTAGTGCTGCACCTCTAGCCAAACCATTCTTTTTGTTTGCTAGAACAGGTGTTAACGGTCTTGCTCTTACAGGCAAGTACACACCCGGGTTTAACTTCTTAGTCAAGGAGTTTAACGACATAGCATTTGCAAACCCAGCTGACTTAGCAAGCGTTAACAAGTATGGTATCTTTACACCAGAAGAACTTGCTAATGCTAGAGCTTTACAAACAGGCCGATTGGCTATAGGTTCTGGTGTAGTTATGATGGCTATAAACGCTTGGATGCGTGGTGATCTTAACGGTAACGGCCCAGTTGATAGACAGAAAAGACAGGTTTGGATCGATGGTAAATGGGAACCTAGAACAATTAAACTAGGTGACGTACGTGTCGGTTATGACAACTTTGAACCATTCAACCTAATTATGTCTACAATTGCTGACGTAGGTGATGCAAGTGAACTTATGGGTGAAGAGTGGACAGAAAACCAGTTAGGTAAAATATCTCTTGTTGTAGCACAAGCTATTACAAGTAAGTCATATCTAGCAGGCATACAGTCATTTGTAGATTTATTTGGTGCTAGACCCGGGCAAGGCCCACGTATTGTAGCATCTCTTGCTAACAACACTGTACCTCTCGCTGGTCTACGTAATGAACTTGGTAGATTATTTACACCATACATGCGTGAGATAAACTCAGGTGTGCTACAGTCTATACGTAACAGAAACTTACTTACTGAACAGATAGCTGGTACGCAACAGTTACCTAAAAAGTATGATATACTTAATGGTAAACCACTAAAGGACTGGGACTTCTTAACAAGAGCATATAATGCTGTAAGTCCTGTAACACTTAACTTAGAACAAAGCAAGGGTAGGCAGTTACTATTTAACAGTGGTTACGATCTACGTACATCTACATACTACGCACCTGACGGCACAAAGCTTACAGATAATGCAGTGGTTAGATCTTTGTTTCAACAAGCTATAGGTGTGCAAAACTTAGAATTAGAACTTGACAAACTAGCCGATGATCCTAAAATACTAGCATCACTCGAAGAAATGTATACAGATATAAAATCTGGTAGACGTGGTGATTTTGATGTAAAGGACTACTATCATAATAGAATTATAGAAGGTCTATTTTACAGAGCACGTAGAAAGGCTTGGGCTAAAATTAGTAGTCAACCAAATGTACAAAGAGTTATACTGGAACAACGTGAAAAAGAAATTGCACGTATTCAAAAACGCTCAGATACCGCAAACATCCTCAATATACCTAAATAAATGGCAACAACATTCGTAGAATACACTGGGGATGGGAACGCTACTAAGTCGTTTTCTTTCCCTTCATATCAAGAATCTGATGTCAAAGTCCGTGTAGATGGCGTACTCAAAACAACAAGTACACACTACAACATTACTAGCTATACTACTACAGGTGGTGGTAATGTAGTCTTTACATCAGGTAATATACCATCCAGTCCAGCTAACATACGCATATATCGTGACACTAATGTAGATACAGCCAAGGCTACATTTACAGCAGGGTCATCCGTAAAAGCAGCTGACTTAAATAATAACACAACACAGCTACTATACAGAGCACAAGAAGAGCAGATACCTAATCTTATACACTCGTATGATATAGACGATAGTGCTATAGAAACAAGTAAGATCAAGGCAGATGCTATAACAAGTGCAAAGATAGCTGATGATGCAGTTACTACAGACAAAATAGCTGACAACTCAGTAACAAATGATAAGATAGTTGGTTCAACTATTACGTCAGCAAAAATAGCTAACGATACTATAGTTAACGCAGATATAAATGCAAGTGCAGCTATCGCTGGTACAAAAATTGCACCTGATTTTGGTTCACAGAATATAGCAACAACCGGAACTGTAGATGGCAGAGATGTATCAGTAGACGGTACAAAGCTTGATGGCATAGAAACTGGAGCTACAGCAGATCAGACAGCAGCTGAAATAAGAACACTTGTAGAGTCAGCAACGGACTCTAATGTATTTACAGACGCAGATCATACGAAACTAAATGGTATTGAAACAGGTGCTACAGCTGACCAAACAAATGCAGAGATTAGAGCAGCAGTAGAAGCAGCAACAGACAGTAATGTATTTACAGATGCTGACCATAGCAAATTAAATGCAATCGAAGCTGGTGCAACTGCTGACCAAACAGCAAGTGAGATAAAGACATTATTACAATCTGACAAACTAACTGCTAATGAGATAGCAAGTAACGCTGTTACAACTGACAAAATACAAGATGGTGAACTTACAACACTAGCTGGTATGCAGTCAACAACTGCGTCAAACCTAGCAAGTTCTACAGCTCTTACAGCTACTACAGCAGAGCTGAACCAGCTTGACGGTATAACACTAGAAACAAGTTTAACTTCTAGTGATACACGAATACCTACATCAAAAGCAGTAAACGATCAAATACTTGCAGTTACTAATGCTCTTGGTGGTTTTGTAGCTATAGATAATGAAACTAGCTTTCCTACAGCTAACCCAGACCCAAGCAATGGTGCTGGTACAGTTGTATCTATATCACAAGTTAGTAGTGGTAGTGCAGTTAACATTAACAGTTCTGGCGTTGCAACCATATCTAATGGTGCTGGATCTGGTAACACAGTAACTATAACTGGTTTTCCAACAACACTACGTAACACAAGTCTAGCCGCAAGCAGTGGACTACAGGTACAGACTACAACAACATTACATACATATACATTCCACAAACAGCTAGCTAGTGCTGCGGATATTGCAGCTATCAGTGCTACAGTTAACTCATTCTCAAACAGATACAGAGTATCATCTTCTGCACCTACATCTTCTCTAGATGGTGGTGACTTATGGTATGACACAACTAACAGTAAGCTTATGGTTTACTCTAGTCAGAACTCTGCATGGGAAGAGTCATCTGCGATTGGTAACTTTTTTATATCTACAATATCTAGCTCATCAAGTACAGGTGGAGGAAGTGCAACACCAAATGGAACAGCTTATAGATTTACAATTAGTAATGCACCACCTGATGCACAACAGTGTCTTGTTAGCGTCGATGGAGTCATTCAGAAACCTAACAGTGGATCCAGCCAGCCAAGCGAGGGCTTCGTCCTTGTGGGTAATGACATTATTTTTGGGGCCGCCCCTGCTAACGGTGCTAGCCTCTTTGTTACTGTCATCGGGTCAACAGTCGGAATAGGTACACCAAGTAACAACACAGTTACAACAGCCATACTACAGAACGGATCAGTTACAACTGCAAAGATTGTAGATGCGAACGT